TTCTATTCGTTCCACCTGGCCAAGACACTACACTAATTCGTTCCTTTGTTTTAGCGTTGTATATAGCAAAATAATCATTACCTGATATATAAAAATTAACAAATATAAAAGTTTCACCATTATTCATGTATGATACAGCCTCAGAAATAGATTCTGCGACATTATCAGAAGAATTTTTAATCTGAATAGTTGTTTTTGGTGATATTGTTTGAACAGCATCACATTTACCATCTTCATATTTTTCATAAACACCTTCAAGCGAATAAACATCATTTGGGAAGAATACATTAAATTGTGTTGGTGGCGTTGGTTTTGCAACATTAACAACCTCTGGTTCTTTTCTATTTTTTATATCACTTTCACTTTTTTCTTCTTGAGTCATAAATGGTTCAAGTTGAATACAACCAGCAAAGAATGATGCTAAATAATCATCATTAACATCACCTCTATCTTTTAAAATATTAAGGTAGTTAGGGTGGTCAATAATAATTTTCCAACTTAAATTACCAGTTCTTTCAGTATTGTTGTAAGTATACATTGGTTCACCTCTACCAATAAAATTATGTTTTTCCCAGTTTGCTGAAGTTGATTCACTAAAAGATAAATCATATGGTGGGAACCACATTATTCTACCTTTTTTACCACTAACTGGGTCACCTGGACCAGTTTCACAATCAATTAAACCTGTTAAATCATCAGCCCATGCTAAGTTCTCGATTGAGAACATGTATTTTTTTACATTATTTTTATTGTAAGGTGATACTTTAACGAATCCATTATTATCTAATACTGAAGCACTAACATTACCTCTGAATATACTATTATTTGCGGCAGCACCATATAACCCTCTATGTTTTTGTAAATCTAAAACTTGAGCATATCTATCATATGTTGTCCAAGTTCTACAAAATACATTTTCTGGACCGTTATCAACACCAGTTGTAACTGCTTCTTTACTCATTACACCACTACCTTTTGAGGTATATTTACCAACATTAGATACTGCTGAGTTAATTTGTGTTTTACCTTCTTCTTTAATACCATGACCAGTTATTAAAGTTCTCATTTTTCCACTATTAAATAATTTTTCAGTTTTACTTAATAATGTTTTATCTTTTATACCATCGGTACCAGTAAATAAAGTATTAGGGTCACCTTGATTTATTCCATTACCTTGGTTATTATCTTTATTAAATTTAGAATCTTCCCAACCCCATGCATCTAAGTATAATACATTACCTGGTTTATTAGTTGTCCAATTGAATAACCTAAAATAATCCGAACTCCAACCATCATTACTTATTTGTTTACTTCTTTCGTAATTACCAGATGTTATTGGGTTATTAGTTTCACCATTTAAAAAATCAGTAATAAAACCATCTTTATCACCTCTAGCGTATAATCTATAATTAACACCATCTTCAGTATTTTCACCAACACTTCTTCTACCATCAGTAAAACCAGGTGAATAACCTTGACGTAGTGATACTTGGTCATTTATTTTTGGTACTTTTAAATTAGCATTCATGTGAGCAATTAATTGCTTCACTTGACCATTACCACTATTTTTAAGCATTTCATTGGCTCTTTGTATGTTACCCATACCAATATAATCCAATTTATTGCTAAATGTAAAAATACTTGTTGTTAATAAACTAAGTGGTGATTGAACACCTAATATATTTGCTGTAAAGTTTAATGTTTTACCTATAACCCCTTTTGGTGTTGTAATTTGGTAATTTGAAATAACTAAAGGGTCACCTTGAATTAAGGTTAAAGGGTTTAAATTAATTTGACCTAAAGTTTCTTGCTGTAAACTAAATGCGGAATTATATCCAATATGTGCTAATAATTGTTGACCACCAATAATACCAATTGAAGTATCATTAATAACACCAGTAGCACCTAATACTCTACCTAATAACGTAGCTCTAATATCATCATTTGGTAATACACCTACTTTAGTTTTACCATTTAAATCATTTAATTTTGGAAATTCTACATTGAAACCAATACCTTGACCATTGAATAGACCAGCTAATAAATCAGCTGGCTGTGTACTAGGTCCACCAACATTTAAATTATTATTTTCATCAAGATAAGAATTTAAATTTTGATAAATTAAATTTACTTGAGTATTTAAATTAATTACTTCTTGTTTTGGTACATCAACATAAAAGTTTTTTGTAGTTAAACCTTCTCTAACTACATTACTATTAGTTGATACATTGGTATAATCAATAAATTGACCATTTAATAAATCATTATTATTTGAATAAGGACCTTGTTGTGTAGTTACTGATGAATTCGTTTGAATATTTATTTGAGTATAATCAGTCGGATTACCAACATATTGGTTATTTATTATAGTTGCATCTAAAGTTGCATCACCAATAACTGTTAAATCAGTTGAAGGTAAGACCACATTAGGCGGTATACCGTTCTCAATTGGAACTGGATAACCTACCCCAACTAAATCAGCTAATAAAGAGTTATTTGTTATAGTATCAGCTACTATATTTTTATTAAGTAAAAAATCTCTAATTGATGGAGAAAAATTATTTATAGAATATTGACTTGGCATAGTATTTCCTATTTTATTATATAAATACTATACTAATAAAAAATTTAAGAAAATAAATAATCTTAATTAAATATAAAGTATATTATATTATTATATTTTATTATATAATATTATCATATTTTTATATATTATAATATTATTATATATTATATTAATTATTATATTTTATTATATAATATTATTATATATTAATATATTATACTTTATTATATATTATATTAATTATTATATATTATTATAATATTATATATTATTATAATATTATATATATTAATTATTATATATAATATATTTATCCCTTGTAACTACAAGGTAAAAAAACTATATTTTTCGCTAAATGTCAAGTAAAAATTAAAATTTAACAAAAAATTAACATTTAGAATATATTATCTAGTTCTTTTGTTTTTTGGTCCACTACCAGTTATTTTACCACCGCTTGCGGTTTCTTCAGTAGTTTTATGAACTTTATTTGTTAATTCTCTCATTAATGTTGGGTCATTGAATAACGTATTCCAAAACTCCATTCCTGAAGGTGCTTTAACATTAACAGTCATGTTCATGTTATCAAATTTATGATTAATTTCACTTGGCATTGAATTTTTTGATAATTCTTGCGCTAATTTACCATTACCACTGGTACTTGTACCAGCTATTGTCATAGCATCATTAACTTTAATAAATTTATCATTTTCGTGAAACATAACACCATCGTTAACCCCACGTATGTTACCAACATTAATATCACCATAACTATTTTGTGCTACCCTTCTATCTATCTCAGAACCAAAAAAAGCATCACCAATACCTTCACCAACGTAGCCACCAAGTTTAGAACCAGCTAAAGCACCAACCAAACCACCTAATAATGTACCAATACCTGGTAATATCGCAGTTCCTATTGCAGCACCAGCTGCCGCACCACCCCAGCCACCAGCACCAGCACTAGCACCTTTAGAAAATGTTCTACCGATATTTTCACCAGTACCCATACCCATTGCGTCATTTTCAGAATATTCATTATACCCATAAATACCAGCTGATAACAAACCAGCACTAATACCACCAACACTTCTAGCGGCATTACCAAATGATGGTCCACCAGTTTGACCAAATAGACGAGCACCAAAACCACCAGCACCGCCGTTTCCACCAGACTTACCAGGCATACCACCACCTCCACCAGCAACAGACCTAAAACCTAAGCCCAAACTAACGCCGTTAGCGAACCATAAAGCAGCTTTACCTAGTATACCACCAAATAATGCTACACCACCTATTAGAGCGGCTGTAATAGGGTTATTTTTAACAAAATCAACTATCAATGGTATTAACCCTGTCACACTACTAACAAAACCTCTTAAAGACTCGTAAAACCCATTAGCTGACCATTCTTTTGATAATTTTTGTAATGGTTCCCCTAAAAACTCTTTTAAATCTTTTGCGAAAGGTAATAATAATTGTTTAAACTGTAATATTAAATCAGTTAAAACTTCATCAAATGTTCTTGCTTCTTCAGCTCTTTTATCTAAAGTTTCTTGTTCTTTTCGTATTCTATCTAAATCTGTAGCTCTTAAATCTTTAACTAACTTATCTTGTCCATTTATATTGACAACCCATTGACCTTTATTTTTATCAAATTTACTCATACTTTCGATTGCCTCAACGTCATCTTTTGAGAATCTACCACTAGTACTTTTTCTAATTTCTTGTATTCTAGCTTCAGCAGCTGCCATTTCTTGCAGTTTCTCAACACTAAGACCTGTAATGGTTGCAATTTCTCTCATCCTATCAGCAGCAAGGCCATTTTTAATTTGGAACTCACCATTTTCTTTATTGAATTCGACAAATTCAGCAGATGCTTTTCCAATATCCTTTGAAAATTCTGCCATATTGTTTCTTGCTTTAAACATTAATTGCATTGGGTCACCTAATGCTGAAAAATTACCCCCCATTGTTGTTAACTGAGCAGCCATTTCTATAGCACCTTCTGGTCTAAATACTTTTTCAGCCATACCAGCTATACCTTCCATATCAAGCTTTAACTTAACTGCTTCAGTAGCCAACTTAGCCAAACCTTCAATACCCCCTTTAAAATTAAATCTTTGAGCTAATGCTAAGTTTTTTTGTAATGATTTAACAGCCGCTGCACCATTGACACCCATTTTAGCTGCTAAATTCATTGTATCCTCAACAACACTAGATGTTCTTTCAGCAGATACATTAAAGTTATCCATAGCACCAGCCATTTCAACTGCAAACTCTTTACCTAACCCAGTACCTTCAGCTAATTTAGCCATAGCTTTATAACCATCTTCAGTTAACATAACTGACCTACCTATAGCTTCACTATAACCACGTTGCATTATTGCTAGGTCTTTAACCCCAACACCCCACATAGTTGTTGATTCTGCGGCTTTAGTAATCGAACCATACATCATGTTGTAAGTTGATTTACCACCAGCCATACTTCTTACAGCATTACGGATTTCTTTGTCCATCTCAAAGATTCCAGTACCTTTTAACATACCGAAACCTTTCTTAATTAGACCAGGTGTTAACATTAAAGATGAAACAACACCCTTAAAGCCCATAGAAATTTTATTAACTGAAGCAACTTGTTTTGTTAATTCTTCAGTTTGTTTTTTAATGTAGCCTAATTCAGCTTCTGTAATAGCGATTGATTGTTTTTTTGCTGCTATTAAAGTTTTTAGTTCTTTATTTTGAGTTCTTAAATTTTTAATCTCATCAGAAGATAACGAAACACCAGCACGTCTAAGTCTAGCAATCTCAATTTCATTTTTTTTCTTATTACCTTCTAAATCACCTTGTTCTTTTTTTAATTTATTTATTTGCTTCTCAATGTGAAGTATATTTTTTTGTAATTCACCTAATTCTTTTACAGCAGTTAAATAATTTTTAACACTAGAATTTAATTTTTCTTGTAGTGCAGCAGATTCTTGTTGAGCTTTTTTCCATTCCTCAAATTTATTTTTATCAAATTCGTACTTAGCCATAATAATTAATAAAGGTTAGTTATTCTCATTGTTCTATTCACTTCATAATTATCTGAATTAACAATTATTGTTACTCTATAATCATTTGAATCACCAATTTTTGAATTAATTTTAAGAACATACCCATCACCTCTTAAATAAGGTCGTTGTTCACCAGATGTTGTCGTCTGTTTAAAAGCTTTTAATATGTAAGTGTTTAATATATCAATTTCAACATCAGCATGTTTAAAACTTTTATCTTGTATTTTTATTTCGTATAATTGTCCAGTTTTAAATTTATCAGATAATTGTTTAATATTTTTTGTTGTGTCGGTATCTGAATATTTTAAGTTAAAATATTTATTTAATATTTTTTTAGCGGTACTAATACCCTTACCTTTACCACCTATTAATTTATCAATAAAACCTTTATAACTAAAAGCTTTTTGTAATGTTGGGTCATTTATTACAAGATTTGTAATGTCCTCAACGCTCATACTATCAATATCTGGTTTCTTTTTTTCTTTCTTTTTTTCGTCTTTCTTTTTTTCCGATTTTGTAACCACATTAATGTCTTTAATATATTTAACGGTTACAGGTTTCTCACTTCCTTTTCCTTCTCCACCCAATAATGATTTAAAAGTTATATCATAATAAACCATTGTTTCATAGGTCTCATCATCATAATATTCAAACTTTTTAATATTTTTCGAATTAACATCCAATCTAATTTGAGCATCAACCAAATCTTTATAATTTGTAGCCGAACCCATAAGACCTTGAGGCATAACTTCAAACATTAAACTACCACCTTGGTTTGTAATTAATTCAGTCCAAATTGAACCACCATCAATTAAATAGAAATTATATTTTGAACCTTCTTTGAATGAATTAAAATCACTTAATAAATCATTTATTTCACCAGCATCAGTAACTTGTGTATAATTATTAAGTGATTCTTTTTGTTTTGTATTAGTTTTATCTATATCTATTTCTTCATAATCTAAATACATTTGATTTATTGTCTTAAATGTTAGATTTTTCCAAGTATTAACTGGATATTTATCTTTCACTTTTTTTAACCTTTTTAAATCATCTTTTTCATCTCTTAAATCACTTGGAGTGTTAACCCTTTTTAATGTTAACATATCTTTATTCAAAGCACCCAAATCCATAAAAAAGAAATCATTAACATAAATGCTATTATTTGAAAGTGATTTTAAAAATAATTGACCATTATCATTTAATAATACATTAAATAACAACTCATTATTACTTTTATCAACAATTCTTAATTCATCACCAGGTTTAACTTTTTTAACAACATCTTGATATTTTGCTTCAGTTAATAAACTATGTAAAATATCTAATTGTATTTCATTTATATAAATTTTCATGTTACGATACAGATTACTATTAATAAATATCTAAACCAAAGAAAAATACCCAACTTATTGGTTGGGTATCTCTCCTGATTTTAATTTAGCTTTTAATTGGTCACCAGACACTCTACTAGTCCTAGACCCATTTTTACCTTTTAATTTCTCATTCTCTTCTTCAATCATTTCTGATTTTTTAGTATTCTCATTTAATAATAATGATAAATAATTCCTTCTTTCATAAATTGACATTGCTAAGACATCTGAGTAGCTTAAACCAATATGCTTAACACAATAATATATCTCCTCATGTAGATAAGTCTTATAATTCAAAGTCAGGCCAAAAAAACTTGAGCGTAAAGGGAAGAAATCGAGTAACGGACCCTCCCCCTGGGGTCCTGAATGTTACATTCATTTCTACACCACATGTTATTGAATCAATATAAGCTTTTAATTTTTTACTATCTAATATCCTCATGTTATCAACAAATTCAGAAATATAGTTCTTATCTCTAAATCCATCTATTTCAACAATTTGATTTTCTAACAATAAAGTATTCTCAATGTTAATTAAATTATTTTCTTCTTTTAAGTATTGAGCTAGTTTTTCCAACTCATCAACATCACCAATTGTTAATAATTTAAATTTAACAACTGATTTTGAAACTGGTAAACTAAATGTAAATAATCCTTCAGAATCTGGTTGAACAGTTAATTGTTTAAATTTCAATGTACTCAAATCAATTTCAGTTTCAAATGGTTGATTATTCTCATCTAAAACTGTAACTGGGTAAATTTCACCATAACCAGTTGACCTTAACCAAATCATGATTGCATCTCTATCACCTGGTAATAAATCTTTATATCTTAAATCTGGTTCTAATAATTTTCTGTTTATTAATATTTCTAAGAAATCACCACTTTCTAATAAATTTGGTGATGTTAAAATATTTTCATCAGCGGCTGTTAAATAAGATATTTTAACTCTACTTTTTTTATTCCTATATAATTTACCTTCACTTGGTAATGGTATAATATCATAAGGTTGATTCATTTGAGGTTGACTAATCTCATTAATCATATTATCTAACCTAGTTGGTTCTGCTCGTCTCATTTCTTGTAATGGACTATTAACCATTGATGGTTGAACTTGTTGATTTAAAATTTCGTTTTCTCTGTCCAGTTCAGCTTGTCTTAAAGCTTCTTCTCTTAATCTTAATTGTTCAGCTGTTCTTCTAGCCATCTCTTCAGCAGCGGCAGCTTCACCTGGCAATACTTGATTATTCATTATTGCGTCTTCTTGTTTTCTTGCAATCTCTTCACCTGTTTGATTTGCAGCATTAATTTGCTCTTGTGTTGGGAACACTCTTGGTTTATTATTATCCATATTAAAACTTATTATGTTATTTTATTCTAACTTTAAAAATAAATATACCATAACAAATTTTTTTGTAAATAAGATAAAATAAAAAAACCACTCGTTAAAGTGGTTTCTTATATTATTTCATGTCTTCTTCCCTACTATTTATAAAATTTAATAAAGTACGTTCTAAATTTGATGTTGCATTTCTTTCTATAGTGCGGAAACCTTGATGACCACTTGATGGATAATTTATACCACCAGTATGTTTAGCTTCATAATTCCATGGGTATTCACCAGCATTACTATATTTACCTTTATCCAAAGAAACTATAAATTCAAAATAAGGGTATTTTTGGTTTGTGATTTTAAATTTACCATCACCCATATCCTCAACTTTCCAACCATTAAATTCTGGTTTATTTAAAAAATTAAAGTCTTTAAGTACAATATCTCTACTATAATCCATTTCATTAATATCCTCAGTTATTAAACCTTTTGAAACTAAGTATCTTTGTTCAGCTAATAAATTAACTTTTGATATATTTTTATTTTTATCAAATCTTCTCATATTTTTTTTATTATAAATATCTTTTGTTAAACAAAAAAAACCTATAGTAATATAGGTTTTTTTATTTATTTTTGATGAAGCTTTTTTTATTAAATAAAAATCAAAATAAAAGTATAGCTCTATCGAATCTTAAATCCGCAGTGATATCAGCGATAGCATCATCATCCATTGCTAAGTCACCAAAATTAACGTTTGTTAACATTGTACCTTGTAATTGCCATTTTTCAATAACAACCCCAGTTGGGTCTAACATTTCTAATTCAACATCTTTTTTGTAACCAGCAGCATAACCTTGTCTACCTGTGATTGATTCTGATTGTAAACGAACCCACTCCATAATAGCTTGAGCAGCAGAAGGACCAATAGGGTCTCTAAATGTTACAGAGATTGATTCCCATGTAAATCTACCAACAACCCAAGTTGATGTATTAAGAAAAGGTATCTCAACCTCATTTTGTGTTATTGAAGGTCTTGATGCTGACGCTAACCACCATTCTTGTATACCCAAATCAGCTGGAAACCTTAGAAGCCATCTATTCTTCTTTTTTGGTTCATAAGGTGTGGGCATTTTCATTAATAAATCAGCCATATTGTTCTATTTTTAATTTCTTTTTTTTGTTATCTTTATTATTAAATATTTGATATTTTATTTTTTTTAAAAAAAGGGTTGGTTTTTTATTCAACCCTTTTTTAATTTTAAATATCATCAAATGAAGCACCAGTAGGCATTACGTTAAACTCAACACAGATAAATTCTAAAGCTCTAGTTGGTTTTAAGAATATTCTACCACATAACTCATTTCTATCAATAGATTCTGGAGTTACATCAAGAACAACTCTAAAGTCTGTTAAACCTCTTTCTGCTCTAATATTATCTAAGATTGGGTTAACTAAGCTTAAGAATTGGTTTCTAACAACGTCATCATTTTGTTCGAATAATAATCTAATTGAAACAGCAGAAATAAGTTTTCTAGCTTGTAACAACAATCTTCTAACATTGATTCTGTCAAGAGCACTTTCTTTAACTTGTAATGTTTTGTTACCCCAAATTTTTATACCTTCAGATGCAAATGTTGCAATTGGGTTAATTCTATTTTCGTATAATGTATCTCTTTCACCTAATGTTAATTTAACCCTTGCTTTAATAGCATCAACATCACCTCTTTGAACACCAGCAACAGCGAACCATGGGAATGCAATGTTATCAGTTAATGCAATGTTTCTTACAACATCTCTTGTAGGTGGAACGTAGATATACACATTATTCTCAGCATCATTAATTTGAATCCATGGCCAGTATGTACATGTGTAGTTACTATCAAACTGAGCATATAATTGGTCAGATACATCTTCTG